GTATAAGGGCCAATCCCAGCGGATTTCGCCATTCTCCGGCACGCCATCACCGTCATCGAGCCAATAGCCGAGATCAACCGCATGGCCCTTCAGGTGCCGACTGTTCATAGTGCGTGAGGCACCGAGTGCGACAAGCTTGGCTTGCCTTTCGCGGGACCGCAGCCCTTCCAGCACAATGAAGGGAGCGGCCTTGCGCGCCTCAATTACCACGCGCACCAGATGGGTATGCACGCCTTGCATGCGTTCATGGTCACGCGCCAACAGGATCGTCATGTTCACGCCCCCGCCGCCGGAACGCGGTTGAGCCAGACGCGAACCGTGCCATCGGCAGCAAGCGCGGCCTGGGTGGAGATGCCCACCTGGAAATTGCCAGCGGCGGTCGCGGTGATGCGTCGGTTGGTATTGTCCCAGAACACCCGCACGCCAGCGGCGATGGCAAGCGCCGGTTCCTTGGTGAGGTCGAACACGCCCGTGGTCGCGGCCTCGATCATGGCGTTCTGCACACCATCGACGGCGGCGACGCCAAACAGCGCACCGACCAGCACGCCCTGACCGGCGGAGACCCCGGTCGCATAGGGCACGGCAATCGCCAGGCTATTGCCCGGCTGGATGAAGTTACGCATGGGGAATTCTCCTTCTGGTGAGGGATGGGGTGGTTGAAACTGCCGTCGAGATGGGTTACATGTAACGATATATTAGGAGGTGCCCGATGGCTCGTTCCGCCGTTCGTTCACGTGTTGCCGCGCATCGCGCCCAATTGCGTGCGCGTGGCCTGCGCCCAATTCAGATTTGGGTGCCGGATACGCGCGCGCCTGGCTTTGCGGAGGAGGTGAGGCGCCAATCGCTGCTGGTCGCGTCAGAGAGCGATTTCGACGACATGATGGACTTTATTGAGCGCAACGAGCCTGAGCCCGATGACGTCCACGGCCGCGATGCAGATGCGTCGCGGTGACATTGTGTTGATCGCGGATCGCGCGGGCGGCGATTACGCCGGCAAACCCCGCCCGGCGGTGATAGTCCAGTCCGAGTTATTTCAGGAAACAGGGTCTATTGCAGTCTGTCTTTTGACTGCACAGGAAACTGGCGCACCGTTACTGCGTATTCCGATCTCGGCCACGCAAGCGAGTGGACTTGATCGGCCGAGCTCCATTGCAGTTGAAAAATTGACTGCGGTGCGCCGCGACCGGATCGCGCGCAGCATTGGTCGCATTAGTGACGACGAGGCATTGGCCTTGAACCGCAGCCTCGCCGTGTTTCTGGGCTTTGCGTAGAGGTCGGGCTTAAGTTTCTGAGGCGCATCACACGCCCGGATTGAACCAGGCCCCGCGCCAATCAATGGCGCCGACGCCGAAGTCGAAGATCACACTGACCTCGACACCATCCACGCCCGAGACCGGGCCGGTGGTCACTTGCGGTCCCTCTGCGCCATTCAGGTAGCCATAGACATAGACCGGCGCGGTGGGCGGATCGGCAAACAGGTACCAGCGATTATTCGGAATCAGCGGTTCGACCAGCGGCTGGACAAAGCCGGCATAGATATTGGCGTGGCTGATCTGCGTGGCACCAACACTCACCGTCAATTGCCGCGCGGGCAATTCAAGGCTCGGGCCGACCAGCAGCTTCATGGCATTGCCGACAGAAATCGGCAGGCCGTCCAGCGTCTTTTGCCGCAGGATCGCAGCGCGACCATTGGCAAGGTTGTTGATGTCCAGCGCACTGCCCGCCGCCGCCTTATTCAACCGCGCGGCCGCCGTGCCAAAGACGGCAGCCGGGCCGTTCGTCAGTGTCGGGCCATCGCCATTCGCCTGATTGAGCAGCGCATAGGCGGTGGCATTCTCGAAATCCGCCACGCGCCGACCAATGGCGGCAGCGAAATCCGTGAAGGCACCCAGGTCATCATTCACCAGCATGGGCCGCGTCACGCGGATGCGCCTGGCGAAGGTTTGCAGCAGGACGATTTCCTGGCTTTCCGACATGGTGCTGGCCTGGATTTCGCCATTCTCCATCAGCGGCATGAGCGTCGGGAAATCACCCACCCGCAGATGGCGGTGCGGCTTGAAGTCGCGGAAGTCGCGCCGAAGGAAGATCTGCCGATAGCTCGGCGCCGCCGGCTGATAGGCCGCGAGCAGCATTTTGTTCGCCGCAGCCGAGAGCAGCAGCGGAAAGTCGGAGGTGGTGTGGAACGCGCGTTCGGCGAGCAGTGTGGGGTTGCGCGGCACATTGCGTTCACCGCGAACCCGCAGCAATTCACCGATCATGTCCGAGGGCCGCCAGCCCATGAATTCGGCATGGCGCCCGGCACCCTGTGGCTGGTATCCCGGCATGCTGCGCGCGGCCAAGGCTTCCGCCATGGCATCCAGGATCTCCGAGGGCGAGTCATGTCCCGGCCCGGTTTCCGGTCGTGCGGGTACGGCAGGCGGTGCGGCGCTTTTCACCATGGCGTCAAACAGGGAACGGCGCGCCTGGTCCGGATGCCAGCCGCGCTCTACCGCCTCACGCCGGATATGCGCGGCGGTCTCGGTGCCGACCAGGGCGCGTGCGGCGTCAATGGCGCTATCAATGCCAGAGATACGCTCGCGCTCGGCGCGCTGTGCCTCGGCACGGAGCGCTTCAAGGTCAGGCGGTGTTTCCACCGTGGTGGTTGCGGGCGGCGACGCGGCAGGCGGCGCCGGAGGGGCTGCCGGGGTTTCCGGCGTCGTCTCGGTCATAGGGGGTTCCTCATTAGGCAGGGCGGGTTCAATGGCGAAGGACGGCGTGCCCTGCGGCGCCGCGCCTCGCACTTGCGCATCCCGGTCAACCGGGATGGGTACGATCGAAATCTCGAAAGGTTCCCAATCCACGGCGCGGTAGATCATCTCGCCGCTCACCGGATCGGGGCGTTGGTCATAGCGATGCACGCGATAGCCGATGCTGACGGCACGCAACGTGCCATCAGCAATGCGCTGCCAGAGCGGTTCCACATCGGCAGCAGCAGAGAATTGCAGCCGCGCATGGCCGCGCCCGCCTTCAAGCCGGGCGGCGATTACGCGGCCCAGCACATCACGCGCATCGCTGCTGCGGTGCGTGTTCAGCACCGGCGCATTGCCGGAGCGAAGCTGCGCCATGCGCACCGCATTGGGCGACATGTCCAATTCCTCGGTAATGCCGCCTAGGGACGGGACAAAGTTGCGCGCCCGCGCGCCGGTGGACCACACGACCTCCACCGTGCGGGAAGCGCGATCCACGGTGGCGGGTGCGGTGATGGCGCGGCGGGCGGTGATCGTTTGCCCATCGGTGGGAAGTCGATCGGGCAAAGCGGGATCAACCGGCGCGGGATCGCTCCCGCCCGGGTCGGTGGTTTCGGTCATGTCTAGCCCTATGCTGTTTGGGTATCTGGTGGCGTTGGCGCTGCCGCCCCGGCCGCGCCGGTCGCGGCAATTTCCACCGCCGCCATTTGCGCCGCGTCCTGCGCGCCACCGGATTTGGCGACACGGCGCGGATCGGTATCGAGTGAGATGCCTGCCGCATCGAGCGCGGCATTGGCTTCACGGATCATCTCGACCGCCGAGCGGAAATCATAGCCAAAGGCGCCGGCTGCCTCGGGTTGCGGCACAAAGCCGGCGCGCACCTGGGCGATCAGTGCGGTGGTATCCTTCAGTGGGTCAATCATTTCATGCGCTGGCGGCACATGCGCCACACCCATGGGCATCGCATCCGCCCAAAGCCCGACCAGCGCGCCCTGCGCATGAAAGCGCTCGGCGATAGGCCGCACCAGCATCGGGATCAGCATGCCGTATTGCACCTGTTCGCACAGCCTGCGGAATTAAATCTTGCCGGCGCGGAGGCTCGAGTAATTTGCCTGCGTCAGGTCGCCGGAGACCTGATCGTATGTCAGGCCCGCCCCGACAGCAGCGGCTTCAAGTGAGCGTCGCGCGAAGGCGGTATGCGATCCGCCGCCCGAGGGGTTCACCACATTCACCTCTCCATGGCCACGCCGATAGAGGATCATCCCCGGCTCGAAGCTTTCCACCGCGCGGCCTTGCGCATCGCGCAGCAAGCTGGAGGACGGGGTGGTGAGTGTTTCTTCGCTCTCATCCGTCACCACGGCGGCGAGGCAGGCCTCGATCTTGGCCCTCATCAGCAGCGCGGCTTCGTAATCGCCAAGATCACGCAGCCGGAGCAACACGGGCGCAAGCCAGGAGACATCGCGTAATTGCCCCGGGCGGCGCTTGCGAAACACATGCAGCATATCGCGCGCGGGGATGAAATTGCTCGCCAGCCGCGCACCCGGCAGCATCCAGGCGCCGGGATGGGTTGGGAACAGCCA